AATGTGGCTATCGATTGTCGAACCAATCACACTGACTGCTTGGTTCGCCCCCGGCTGTTCAGCCAACAACTTTTGCGCTTCCTTCGGGGGCACATTTTTAATCAGAGGGTTTGTCTCTGAAACAGTATTGGGACGAGCAGGAGCGCCCGGCGCGCCGACTGTCGGCACGACCGCGCCAGCCTGCGGCGTTGGCGTCTGCGTAGGCGCGGGGGAGCCGGCAGCCGCCGGCTGTCCGGGCATGGGAATGCTTGGAGCGCCCTGCACAGCCGGGGGCATCGCGGGCGTCATGCCGGTGTCGTAATTCAACTGCTGCCCTGATTGCGCCACCCTAGCCCCTTGGATTCCCAGATTTGCTCTTTGATCCAAAGTCAGGTCGGTCATGTCGCGCGGAGCATTGACGGGAACCATTTTGGGGTTGCCGGTGTTGCCGTCGATCAATTGGCCAGACCAACCCGTCGGGGAATTTGGATCGCGCGAAATATTTTGCGGGGTCGTGCCAAACTTTGCGGTTGGGTCAACGCCGTAAAGTTTATTGCCCGAATAATCGAATACAGCCTCGCCCGGCTTGAGCGTCTTACGTTCAAGCAATTTGGCATACATAGGCCCGGCAAGTTGCCCAACCATTGGATTACCCGAGACAATGCCTTTGCGAAGGGCGCTCACTAGATCGTCACCCTGTAGACCTTTGCCTCCTTCACCTTCCAAAGACGTGACAAACTCGTTCGCTTCTTTAGTTGCTTTCTCAGCAAGCGCCTTTTCCCCGCTCATGGAACGGCCCATGAGATAGCCGGAGATTCCGCCTTGCAGACCTTTTGCAAGCGCCCCGGCAGCGGACGGCGCGGCCTGGATGCCCGCGTAGGAATATTGCTGCTCAGGTTGAGCCGCTTGAGATTGCAATATTTCCGCGAGCTTCTGTTGCTGTTGAAGCTGGCGAGCCTCAGCGGAATACGGGTTGGCGAGGAATGTCTGTGCGACTTCGGCCATGATTTATCGCCCCTTCAATCCGGCGTAGAGGCCGCCAGCCTGCAAAGCCGCGCCGCCGAGGCCGTATAGGCCCGCCGTGTTCGCATTCGCCGCGCTTTGCTGGATGCCATACTGCTGCATGGCGTTTTGACCCTGAGCCTGCGTTGCAGCAAATACCGGAGCCGGGGCAACGTTCTGCCCCTGGTACTGCTGGAACTGAGGAAGCTGGATCTGCGAGCCAGACATAAGGCCGGTGATTTCGTTCAACGGCTGCTGACGAAGGGCAAGTTCTCTCTGCAACTGGCTCTGCGTCGCCGCGTTGCCGAATTGCGCGCCCTGTAGATTTTGGTTGTACTGCTGCGCCTGTCCGGTGTTTGCAAGGTTCGCTTGTGCCTGGAGTTCGTTGAAACCCTGAGCGCGGGAAGCCTGGTCGAGATTGATACCCTGGAGAGCGGCCTGTGTCTTAAGGTCGTTCTGCCGTTGGTTCTCGATGGTCATTTCGTTGTTGTAGGCTTCACCACCCGGACGCAGACCCTGGTTGATGAGTTTGTTCTCCAGCGCCTTCTGATCGCGCTCAAGGGTCGGAGCAAGGCGCGCCATGATCGCCTCTTGCCCGGTAGTGCCAGCGTTGACCGGCATCTGAGCAAGACCGGACGTGTCGTAGGATTTCTGGATTTGCCCAGCATCGCCGATGCTCGTTTGCAGATCCCCCGTGGAGGTCTGAAACGGCGTGCCCATGATGCTCTGAGCCGTCCCGGTGGCGTTGTAGCCAAGGTCCGCCAGCGCCTTCTGCGTTTTCTGCTGCGCCTCAAGCGCGGCTTGGGCGTTCGGGTTGAGCGTCTGCGTAACGGTCGGCTGGTCGGCCTGATCGCCCGATCCCCATGTTACCGTCTGCGTGCCATACGGCCCGACGATGTTGGGGTTGGACAACTTCGCGCCGACGCGGGCCGCGTCAATGTTCGCGGCACCCTGGGCAATAGCGGCTCCGGTGTAATCGGGTGCGGCGGGTGCGGGAGCGGATGAACTGCACATAGGCTTACCCTCAAAAAACGTAAATCATCTGCGTCGCGACAGGTTTAAAACCCATGCGCGCCCACAGCTTTTCGACACGGAGATCGGTCAAAGCCGCAACGTTCAAATGCTTCACGCCGCGCGCCCGCAGTTGGTCCAAGCCGAATTTCACCAACTTTTTCCCAAGGCCGTTGCGGTGCGCCTTGGTCACAAAAATCGTGTCCTCTTGCGCGATCCGGTCGTGGTTGTGCATGTCGTTTGTCACGTAAACGTTGATGTACCCAACCGGAACGCCGTCATGGCGCGCGATGAACGTCAGCAAGTCCCCGCGTTCGGCAGCAGCCACGTATTGATCCAGGCGCGGATTGTAGGGCGAGCAATTCAGACCATCGGCGGTCAGACGCGCGCACATCTCCGCGTAATGCTCGCGGTAAAGCGGTTCGATGTCGCGATATGTCTCGACAAAACTTTCCTGGGCAAAGGTGTAGGTCATATTCCGCCCCACCCAAGCTGATAAACGATGTCGGTCGATGCCCATTGAATGTCGATGCCCGACGATGCGGACTTTAGGTTGATCGCCGCGCAGTACCCCTCGCCGACGATGCCCTGCCAGTTGTTTGTGATTTCCAGACCCGAACCCCAAATGCCCGTGTCCCAAACGGCGACATCCCAAAGCGCCGTGGGCGTGCCAGAAAAGGACAAAGCCGAGGTCGTGTCGGCCGTGTTGAAATCGACATTGATGCCGATGAAAATTGACGGTGTTCCGTTCGTGAAGATCGACGGACGCGCACGGGTGAAATACTTCTTAACGCCGCGCGCCTCGAAATAATTAAACGCCTGTAGGCTGTTGGTCTGGATGTCGTTGGTGCCGTCGCGGAAGCTATCTTGCCACGCTTTGCAAACGACGCTATCGCCGCCAAAATATGCAACGTCGTTGTAAATTTCCCAGCAATTCGCCGCCCATCCGGTAAACCGGCACCAGGAGCGCGTGATGTTGTTCATCACGTATTGCTGCTGTTGCCCCGTCGAAACCGGGACATTCACATACACAGCGTTGTTGCGGTTATCGACGACGATCTGCCAGCCGAAGTTGACGCCATAAGCCTGCGTCGCAGCGGCGAACGCGCCTTGAATCTTATCCGACAAAGCCGCGCGCGGATCTACCCGATCACTCTGCAAAGCCGTCGAAAGCGGGAGAAGGCCGTAATAGGAGATGATGAGAACATCGCCGCCATACTTGACGGTGCAGCGTTTTCCAACCGGGACGCCAAGATACCAAACGCCGGTCAGCGCCCAAGTCGCGGCCGAAGCGGGATCGGTGCCACGATAGACAATCGCCTCGCCCTTCGACGTGAAAAACACGAGGTTGTCATCGACGCCGTATCCCGCATCGATCGTCCATGTCGCCATGGCGACCAATTCGCCGCCGTGCTGGGCAATTGCGCTGAGGTCCAAAACCTGAGCAGCACCGCCCACGGAAGAGGTCGGCAGATACCACGCCTTCAATGTGGATTTCTGGATGAACCAAACGCGGTTCTTGAACAGCGTCGGAGATTCCAACGAGGTCGTCGTTACCCCCGTAATTGCCGGGGTGCTGGCGGAATCAATCGCCGTCCAGGTCGCGCCGTTGTACAGGTACGGCTTATCAACCCCGTTGGCCATGTAGATATAAGATCCACCGGCCGTCGTGACGTTCGTGTATTCCCAGCGGGAATTTGTCAGGCCCGTGAGTTCCGCAGCACCTACCGCGCCGGCAGCGGTCACGTCGTAGACAGAACCGCCCGCAATCGCAAAAAGTTTGCTTGTGGATGCGCCGGCATAGTCGATCAGGGTTTCGACTTGTCCCGGCAGACCCGTCGCGTGTTCGGTATAGCCGCCCCTCAAGACAACGTTGGAGACGTTCGGGAACATATTATCGAGGGTGACGGCATCCTCGCGGTCCATGTTCGCAATAGAGTCGCGCGCGTTCCACCCCCCCACCGGAGCGGGGATCGAAGCAACACGCGCAGCGTCCCCTTGGACCAGCAGGACGGATTGCGGGACTTGGTTCCTACGCCGAGCCACTGTCGCCATATCCGCTATCGGGGATGTTGTCGTATCCAATAAGGATTTCGCCCGGACGCGGTGCGAACGACAAATTCGCAGCCGACATGTCGAGAGATTCCGCCGCCGTCAGTTCGTCGCGGAAATTGCGATACATCGCAGTCGTATCGAAGCCCTTCGCCTCGAAATATTTCAGCTTGAGCATCAGGACCATAAGACGGTCGGGATAGATGCACGTGTCGCTATCGGCCAAGAAGCTGTTCTGGATCGTGCCCGAGGCAGACCGCGCCCACCCCTTGGATCGGTATTCAAACCCGAGATATTCCGAGGTCGTCGTCGGCGGCCAGATCTGGAAATATCCGCCATAGAGACGCCAACGAATGCGCGGCCCTGTGGAGATGTAGCCGGACAATAGCCATTCCCACTGCTGGGCATCTTCGGGGCCGAGCATTTCCCAATGCTTCGACTTGTCCCATTGCGTACGGGGAACAAGCGCATCGTAGTCGGCCGGAAGGTCGTATTTGACCTTTGCGAACGTCACCGACGCGTCAACACCGGCACCCGCCGTTACGCCCGAGAGCGTGACTTGCGTTGGGGAATCGACCGAGGCTATGAACGTGTCTTGGTTAATCCCCGTGCCGATGGCCATGTACGTCGTGTTGAGCCCCGTGGTGGATGGGATGCCCGTAATCAGCAGGGAATTATCGGCCCACGTTCCCGTTGTCTCGGTGTACTGAGCCGTGAAACGATACGGGAGCGTAAGAGCCTGCCAAGGGTGCTTGCGGAGCAATTCATATCCGCAAGCATTAGCCAGATAATACATCTGGATAACGTCCTGCTGCTGCAAACCCACAACAGAAGGGCTTACAGTGATGCCAAGCTCGCCTTGGGCTTGGTTCACGAGTTGCAGCAGGGTCGATCCCATTTATCAGGCTTCCTTGGGCGGACGGCCGGGGCCGCGTTTTTCGGTCTGCATGGCCAAAAGCTGCGCCATCTGCTCTTTGAGTTCGGCCAGTTCGCGTTTGGTTTCGTCCAATTCCTGATTGGACATGCGCGCGCGTTTGGTCGTCATGTATGCCTGCGCTTTGGAACGCAGGCCGATGCCGCCCATTGCGACGCGCTGCAACTGAGAGTCCGAAGCCGTGGCGATCTGTTCGACCACCTGGAATTTCAAGATCGTCAACTCGTTGAGTTGGGATTCCGAAATATCGTCCGGGCATTCGGCGTGCCACTCTTCCAGGCGAATGCCGGGGATATGCTCCCCAGCATTTTTGCGCTGGAAGTGATACCACTGACGGTGAAACCGCGTGGCGTCAGAGTCGCGCATCGGTCGATCAATGACGTTGGTCTGATCGCCGGGGACGGCAATCCGAACGAACGTCTTGCCCTTGTGGGTTTTGTCCCGGTCGTTGATGTAAAACTCAACGTGCAGACGGTCGTCAGCGTTCTGGATGTCGCTATCGAGAGGCATGTGGTTAAGCCCCCAGCATCGACATCCACGTCGTCGCGGACGTGGCGAAGAAAATACGGGTCTTGTTCTGCGCGACCGTGGTCGAGGTCGAACCGTTGATCGTCACGCCCGAGGTTTCCTTCGGGTAGACCGTCACCGTGTCCGAATCCGTGTTGTAGACGAAGATCACCGCGCCTTCTTCACAGGTCGGCAGGAGAACGCCGCCCGAGGCCGGATTGGTCGCCACGTTGTTGTAGACCGCCGACAACTGCGTTGCGGTGGCCTGCGTGGAACCGGCACCCGCAACCGACGCGGCACCATTACCGGCGATCACGGACGACAGAAGCGGCGAAGAACCAGCCGCGAGGATTTGGGAGGGAATGGGCATGATGTTTCCTTTCTTAAGCTGCTGCTTGTACGGCCAGCGGTTCGAGCCAATTAACGTCCGCAGGCTTCGGCTGGCCGTGGAACTTGATGAGCCTTGCGTGTTCGGGAATGCCGGTTTGGCAATGGACTTTGTAAGAGACGAGATGACCCGGCAGAACGTCCTGCCAGTATTTCATTTCCGGGACGGGTAATTCGCGGACCAGGATTTGATCGCCGAAATTTGGCGCAATCATCTTGTCGCCTTCGGTCATCCATTTGGCGGGATCTTGCGAGAACGCTTCCCACAGGTTGGCGAAGTCGCCGACGTTGTAGAGCAGGACCGACTGAGACGGCCCGCCGTAGTACCAATCCGAGGTAATGCAGATACCGTCCTGCATGGCCATGTCATCCAGAAGGCCGGAGACGACGCAGGACAGATCCAGATACAGCACCCGGTTAAACGGCAGATCGGCGCGGAATATTTCCGGCTTCGACCACCAACCCGGCAAACCGAGTTCAAGCGGGATACACTCGACCCCTTCAATCGGTTCGTCCGTCATGCAGACAAAGCGATGCGGGATGGTCAGGTGAGCCGCAACACCATCGCGCAGACGCGTCACATATTCCGGGGTGTATTGTCCGCCCGAACGGTAAACGGTCAGCACCGTGATCGGTTCGCGCATCATGTTGGATGCGATGGCGGGGAGAAGCCCTTCGCCGTGAACCATGACCACACAATCGTCGTTGGCAAGTTGGCTCGCGGTTTCCTCGAACTCTACCGCTTGTCGGACCATCCAAGGGGCGGCGCGATACACCTTCCCAGCTACAGTCACTTCATCGATACGCTCGCCAGCGTTTAAATCCTGGGCGTATGCGTGGCCGTCGTCGTCGGCATAGGAACTATCAAAACCGAACAGGTGGAGCGCGCGGTATCCCATTGTGTAGGCGATCGACATGGCCTGGAGGCCAACCGTCGTCCCCCCGCCGATTACCCAAGCTTCGCGTCCGACTACATCGATAACGCCGGGGAAATTCGGGAACCACAGTGTTACCTTTTCACCCGCCAGCAAGTCGAAAGCGTCGGGATGAACTTGAGCGGCCAGAAGATATTCAACGTTGTCGCGATCCTCGATAAAGCGGAGGTTTCCTTCCCGCGCGTCCAGCATCACAAAGAAATCGGTTTCGATGCCTTGGGACGCCAGAAACTGCATGGTCCCGTTGACAGCGAAAATCTTGCACCCCGCGTCTTTAAATGCGCGGATCATCGGCACAAGGGGACGCATGGAGGGACCGCCGCCGACAATGACAGCAACCCCCTCATGAGCCGGAGATAGGGTCAACTCAGGCAAACCCCGAGACACCGCAGAACGGATGTTCGCGAATATCTCGGAGTCGCCTGTGTTGCAGACCACAGGGACGACCTCGTTGAGGTTGCCCGATGTAATCATTAGGTGACCTGACCCTGCATATGCGGACGGTCGAGCAAGACCACCAAAGTGGAGGTCGTGCTGGTCACGGTCGTCAGGTTGGCTGCTTTCGCGCCCAGAATCTGCTTACCAGACGTCTGAGTCGCGAAGATGCGGCCGGCCGTGGCCGACTGGTACACCGCAACGCCCGGCGCAACCTGTACAGCGGTCTTTTTGATGACCGCCAAGCCGCCGATCTGGTGCCAGATGAAGTCACCGCCCGACGTGCTGGCTGCCATCGCAACAGCGACGGGGCCTGCAAGGTTGGCGGTGTTCGGGTTGAGCGTCGCCTGCCAGGTCGTCGCGTTATAACGCACGAGCGAACCGACCAGGGTGGACGCAGCGGCCTTCAACAGGATGAACTCGCCGACGCCATAGGTGGCGTTGATGGCGCGGACAACCTTGCCGAGGGCGTTCGGGGGCGTGGGATAAACGGTTGCGCCGCTATTGGCGTTGGCCGCTCCGGCATCCGCAGCGTCGATGGGCAGATAACCGCCGACCGAGTCGAGGATGTTCCAAGCCTGAGTGGTAGTGCTAGACATGATATTTAATCCTTCTTTCCGAGATTGATCCGGGAGATCGTTGTCTGATCGACTCGGAAAATCTTGGCGATTGCCGCTTGCGTATGACGCGCCGCGATCAGTTCTTTGATCGTTGCAACATCATTTTTCGTTAAGCGGCTTTTTGTGCCACGTCGCCCCTTTGCATCCATATCGGCAACGTTATCTGCGGCAGTCCCGAGAAACAGATGACCGGGGTTGACGCATTTTCTGTTGTCGCATTGGTGCAAAACGTTGACGCCTTCGGGGATTGGCCCCACGAATAGCTGATACGAGACGCGATGGGCTTTCGCGGCGGTATTCCCACGGAAAGCAAACTTCCCGTATCCGCCTCGGTCCAAAGACGCCTGCCATTCGTGACAGCCAATCTCGTTGGCCAGCACTTTCGCCAGAAATCTTTCCTTTTCGTCAGACGCGGGCCTCACGCGATCAAAACTCCACAGAACTGCGGGCCGCTGGAGGTCATGTTGCCCGCCCAACCGATCAGCTTCACGATAGCGTCCTGGTTGACGGCCTGACGCTCGCCTCCGATCGGAACAAAGTTCCGGTCAGCGTGCGGACGCAGGAAGATGTACTTGGTGTTGAGGAACCACATGTGGTTCGCCGTGGCGTCGGAACCGATACCACCGTCGAGCACAACATCCGAAGCCATGCCCGCGCCGTAGTATTTCAGCGAGGCAAAGCCCGCGCCCTGCATCGAACCGCCGCCATCCGTAACGCGCTGGATAGACTGCATCGACTGGAGGTAGAGCGAGTAATAGTTGTTGTCGCAGACGATCAGATCGGGCTTGTCGGTGCCACGGATCAACTGGACGGCAATGGCATCCATGTACTTCTGGATGTTCGAGGCCGAAACAGCCGAACCGCCGTTCGTGGTGCCGGAGTAAGCGACCGACTGCCAGAACGTCCAAGTTCCACGGTCGATACCGCCGTAGGTGCCCGAGGACGGAGCATCGGGAACCGCAGCCGCAAGACCGGTGATGTTCTTGCCGCTGTTGCCGGTGCCGTCGAGGTAGATGTCGCCGCCGATACGGTTGGCAAGCTGGGCTTCCGCGACCTGCATACGGCCATCCAGGAGGTCGATAATCGCCTCCTTACCGGTGTTCTGGATCATCTCCAGGCCGGAAATCGTGATGGCCGAGGCGTACTGCGTGATCGAGAACTGCGCCGCGCTGATCGGGGAGTTCTGCCCGACGTTCAGCACTTCGTAGCCCGAGTACGAGTTCGTGTTGTTGGTGGTCGGGTCGTTGTACATGATTTCTTGCAAAATCACGTTACCGCCCGAAAACTTCTTTACGTTTCCGCGCTCTTTCAGACGACGCAAAAGAGCGTTGTTGTTGGTGACGTTATCAGCGAGTTCACCCGTGCGGCTCTGAATATTGGTCGCAATGATGTCGCTGATAGTGCTGTTGGCGAATGCCATGACAGACTCCTATCGAGTGAATCATAGGCGCGCATCCTGTTCGCTGAACTGTTCAGCGAGCATCGAACGCCTGTCTTGCGCTTTGGAGGCCGTGTTGGCGCCGGGTGTGGCACTTCTGACGCTTACCGCAGCAGAACGCGCGGCCTTAGCCTGTGCGTCCTTACTCTTGATCTTTTCCGCTTCTGCTTGGGCCTGTTTGGCCGATAGCTCTGCTTGGAAAAGATCGTCGTTGAGACGCAGCGCCTGGGTGTAGGCGTCATCAAGTCCCTTTGCGAGACCGGCATTTAAAAGGCCGATCATCTGAGGCTTGAGCGTCTCGAAATGCTCATGCTTTGTAGCAAATTCCTGAATATCGTTCAATAGTGAACGGCTTTCGGCTTCCTCTTTCGCCTGCCGTTCGGCATCCAGCCCGCTCTTGAGCGAGGCGATTTCCTGGCGAAGCTGGAAAAGCTCAGGCGACGCGGGCGGCGCGTCGGACACGTCGCCAAGGGGGACGCCGTACATCTGAGCGAGGCGGAACATATAAGCGCGCTTCTGCTCGACCGGAGCCGTGCGGAGGATGTGGTCGGCCTCCATCAAGCCTTTCACGGCTGTAACGACATCGCCCCCAGCCGCGACCTTTATATTCTCCATGTACGGGGAGATGGCTTTGGTCAGGTTGTCGTAGGCCCGGATCTTCGGCATGGCCTGCTCGATGCCGGCGCGCATCTGCTGTTCGCGCTCATGGACGTATTGCGCGGCTTCCGGGGGTAACTTTTCCCAATGGGGATGCGCTTCTTTCTTCCAGGACTGAGGCGGCCTTTTCCACGGTTCGTCGGCTGCCGGGGGGACGGAAGAGGTGGCGGCTTCCGCCCCACCCGGCTTCTGCGTGGAGACGGACGCAGATTCTTTTTCTTTCGCTATGAACTTGCCGGCCGCATCTCGGGCGCGCTCGGCTGCGGTTTTCTCTTCCCGAGGGGCTTGCTCGACGACCGGTAGAGGTTCCGCGCTCTCCAATTGCTCGGAAAGCAGATTGCGGCGCTCGTCCGAATTTACGGGCTCGATCTCGTTAATGCCTACGGCTTCGATGGTGGTGTCGGCCATGCTATCTGCGGCTCATATTGTCGAGGGTTTGAAGGATTTGACCGGCTTGGGAGTCGGTCATGTTGCGAAGTTGGTGGCGCAGCAATTCGCGGCTGGTGCGCTGCACAACCGGTTTGGATTCCATCTTCTCGTTGCCTACTTCGATGCAGTTGTGGTCGCGAAGATGCTGTCTGTGATGGGACCTGGACGCGATGCGCTCCCCGGTAATCATCGACCTGTAAGGCTCGATGTCCTTGATGACCTGGATGCCGTCGTTCGGTTCCTCGTAATCCAGGGGAACCTGTTCGTGGGTCGTATGCGACCAGCGGGCGATGATCTGTCTCATGCCGCCGCCCCTGCCGGTTCCGGCGTGTTCTTCGCGACCTCAATGGCGGTTTCGCGGTCCATCGCCTTGGCTTCGCGCTGCATTTCCTTGTCGTGCTGGAACTGCATCAACATCTTGCGGATTTCGAGCATGTTCTCGTTCGCGGCCCGCATCTCTTCCATTTGCATCTCGGCGCGCTTGTTCGCCTGCTCGGCTTGAATCCGCATCTGCTCAAGCTGCATTTCCTGCTGGTCCTTTTGGGCCTGCATCTGTCGGTCAGCCTGGGCGTTCTGCTGCTCGGCCTGCATCTTGAGCATTTCGGGATCTGGCTTCGGCGGCTGCGGGTTGGCTTCCGCCTGCTGCTGTTGCTGCTTCACCTTCTCCAGAATTGCATCCAACGTCCCCTCGATCTGACGGGCCTGCTTGAATGCGCCCGTGCCGTACCTGAGAAGTTCGATGGCCAGCGGCATGAGTTGCGGGGCTGTCTGCAATGCCTCGACGGATTGTCCAAGGAATGTGGCGTAGGCTTGGATAAATTCGAGGCGCGACTGTTTCTCCGCCTGCTCGTCGATCTGCACGAGGGAGTCGGCCGCGATCTCAATGCGGAAATTCCGCAGCGGCTGCGATTTGATCAATTCCAGAGCCTGCGGGACCATCTGCTGGTCCACGTCGGTCAATTGCTGCACAGCCGCGTATTGCAGGATGGTTTCGGGCTGGAAGTGCTGGCAGATCACCTGAGCCTTAAGGCGGATCAGGCCCGTGGCGAACAGCGCAACATCTTCCTGCATGGAACGAAGGCGAAGGCCCGCATATTGGCCCTTGATCTGCTGCGCCGTCGCGGTTTCGCTCGCTTCGGTCTGGCCACGAATGATGTCCGCGATCCCCGTGATCTCGTAAATCTGGCCCTTGATGTCCTGGCGCGCCTGATAGCACTGCATCAATGCCTGAGCGATGGTGTCGAGCGGCAGAAGGTCTATGGTCCCCTTCAATCCGTTCTTTTCGCTGAATGCGTTCCATGTCTCGACCGGAATCAGCGTGTTGTTATCGCCCTCGGTCAGTAGGCGTTGCAGCGCCGGCACGGACGCGTCGTACACACCACGCACCCGAAGGGCCTTCACCAGCCCGTCAATGCGATCCGAGAGAATGTCCAGTTCCTGCGCCTGGTCTTGGTACAGGATGAAATCGGGAACCGGCACGAGGCTGTCGCTGGTTGTCGTCGCGTATAGCGGCTTATCGCACGGGAAGAACCCCTCAAGCTCAAGCGGGTCATCCCGCTCGTCAAGAAACTCACCCCCTTCCTCGGTAAACCAGTAGGCTTTCTTGGTTTCTTTGTCCCAAAGCTCGAAGATCTTGGCCTGGTTGTTGTCTTTCTTCGGATAGGTTCCCGTCAAAGGCTCAGGGCCTTCGTTCATCGGGATTTTCTTGCACTTCTCCGGGCCAAACCGGTCCTCGCACATCTGCTTCGTCATGTAGACGATGCGCCAAACCTGGGTCACTTCCTCCCAAGTCCGCGCCGCGTTGTGCCCGAAATCCCTCCAATGGACGTAATCCACAGGCGCGCATTCGTATTCGATCTCTTCGGCGACTTCCGAACCCTCTTCGTAGGGCTCCGCATCCTCCGTCACCTGTAGGCCATCGGGCGGGGTGTCGATCTCCTGCGCCTTGATGTGCGGTTCATAGCGCACCCATGCCACGCCACGGCCACCAAGGAACCTGTCCTCGACCGCGTGCTTCATCGTCGCGCGGAAGTCGGGATAATGCTCAATCTCGAAATCGATCGCGCGCTCGATAAGCAGCGCTGCAACGCGTCCGATTTGGTCGTTATCGCCAAAGCGCCTCGATACATCGGCCTTGGGCAGCTTGGCATAAACAGCCGGGATCAGTGTCTGGACGTTCGACCACAGGATATTGAATTTGGCCGTCTGATTTCCGGCATTCGAGCGCGTATCGTCGCGATACCGCTTGATGATCTTATTGACCCGCGCATCCCATTTCTTGAATGCGTTGTTGTATTCCGAGATAACCCGGAGATACTTCTGGATCGGGGTTTCGACGGACGAATCAGCCACGGCGCAATCCAAACGATGGCACGCTCATGAACGGGGAGAACTGGACGGAACCCCCGCTCGTGAAAGGTTGGGGGGATGTGTTCGCCAGCGCAGCCGCCAGGACGGAATTAACCGCAGGCTTGTCGCCGTTCTCGTCTACGTCCTCGTCATTGCCAACGCCGCGCGATGCGACGCTGCTCTTGTCTCCCGTCGAACGGGACGCATAACCCTTGCTTTCATCGAGAGACGCGCCCGCTTTCGCGCCACCGTAGCTGCCGGCCAGTCCTCCGGTTATGCCCAAGCCAGCCATGCTGCCGAGACCGCCGCCAACGAGGCCGCCAAGCCCAGCACCGAATGCTTCGCCAGTTCCGCGCCCTGCGGCCTTCCCGGCACCGATGCCCATGGCCAAGCCACCGAGGGGGCCAAGAGTCGCCGTGCCGACAATCGCGCCCAATGCTTGGGCAATGTCGGGATTGCGCTCGAAATAATCGCCGATTGCTTTGCTCGGGCTCGCGGTGAAGTTCGCCCACGCTCCCGCATCCTTCGGCCCCTGGTACGTGTCAGGGGTCGTGGTCACGAGGTTCATCGGCTGATTGCGTTCGAGAAAGTTCTCGTAGCTCTCCGTGCCGAAGTTGTAGCCGTTCGGATCAGGACCGCCGAGGAAGGAAGCGAAGTCCGGTGCTTCCGGTGCGGGAGCCACGTCGGTGTTGCTTGGATCGCCGAAGAACCCACCATCGCCAGCATCGCCATAACCGCCCGGACCTGAGCCGTTACCGCTCCAGCCCGGACCTGTACCGCCAGAACCCGAATAGTCCGCGTAGTCGCTATCATCGAACGCGACCAATCCCGTGTTCGGGTTGATCCGTCCTCCGTCCGTCACCTTGTCGAGCAAATCCGCTTCCGCCCGGTTCACATGAACGAGCATGGTGTCCCCGTTCTCACCCATGGCCTGGGCGAGTTTCAGAGCCTTTTTCATCTCTGCGGGGGACATTTCCATGATTAGGCGGAGAAGATGCCGACAGCGACGACAGTGGCACCCGCTCCGGTCGTGATCTTCCACGGACCCGACGCAGACGCCATGTTCAGCTCAATGGAGTAAACGCCCGCCACAAGACCGGCAGCGCCCGTCAGCAGAACGATGGACGTTGACCCGTCGATCAGTGTCACCGAGGCCGTTGCAACCGTGACCACGGAGATGACGAGGCGGTGGACGTAATCCCCCGTCGCTCCTGTCCCGCCCAGGACTTGGGCCGTCTGAGACGCCGCGACCGTCTCGTATTGATAGCGGTATGGATTGTTGACGCCGCTCATATGCGTTGACTCCGAGAAACTTGGGATTCGTGGGCCTGCCACATGTCGTTTAAGGTCGCCCCACCCGGCATCCCTACGATCAAGGTTCTAGCTTTCTCTGGTGTGGGATCGGCGGGGCGTTCTTGTCTCCACGCGACAGCCAGCATGCGGAAGGCGTCTGCGGGATGAGATGTCCAGTCATGGCGAGGCGTCTGGCGGAATGCCCGCTTGTCCTCGTCATATTCGCGCTGATACTGGCGCAGGGCCTCGATGCCTTCCGCGCAGTTGGTCTCGTCGAAGTACACGCGCGGCAACATCGCGCGGACAGCCTGGATGCCGTCCTGTACCGACAGATCGGGAACAATCGAGAGCGTCTGCAATCCAAGATGCAGCGCCAATTGCTCGATGATGGACTTACCGCCAGAGGCAAGCGTCTTTGCCTTGGCATCATGCGGGAGTTGGTGCTTTGCGTAGCGGTAAGGCTTGGACAGCAGGAGCGCGCATAGATCGTAGATCGTGGACCCGCTCGATGCGTGAAAGTCGATGACGTGAATCTCGCCCCGCGTGACCTGATAGAACCAAATGGCCGTATCGTCCCGGTAGCCCAAGTCCCAAGCCGTGTAGACGGGCAAGGAATCGTCATACTCGACGTCGGTAATCCGGCCGGCCTCGGTCAATTGGCGCATCTCTACGCCGTAAAACGCGCCCAGAATGGCAGCGTCGAAACTGGTCTCGTATTCCTGCTGATACTGGTCCTCGCTCAGTTGAGCGCGCACCGCTTCAAGTTCGCTCTGCGGCAATAGGCCAGACTTTGAGGCGGGCAACCGAAGGCAGAACCAGTCTGGCGACTTCTGCGCCATCTGGAACACGTCATAGAATTGGTTCTTTCCCTTCGGTGTCCCGCCGAACACGGCCCATCCCTGCTTGTCAGACAACGCAGGGCGGATGACGTTCCCCCATACACTCGGGCGGAAGTCCCCGTATTCATCGAGATAAACACCGGAGAAGCCAAGGCCGCGCATGGCGTCGGCATTGTCGGCACCGAATAGACGGATCTTCGGGCCATTGATCAGCGTGACCTGTAGTTCGCCCTCGTTCGCGTCCTGCCGGATCGGGTCGCTGTATCGCTTGAGGTAATCCCAGGCGATGGCCTTGGCCTGAGACCGGAACGGGGCGACATAACCGAAAAGGGCCGTCTTGTCCTTCGTGGTGACAGCGGCCTTTATCACGTCGTTGATGGCAGAAACCGTCTTACCCGCGCGACGATGCGCGACCAGGCATGCCCACCGCTGAGAGCGGTTATGGAAAGGCTTGAAAGCCTCTCGCGGGCTGTAGGGGAGAATTATTTCTCGGACCATCGAACCAACATCTCGATGGGGCCGTCGTCCTTACCGGTTACTTCGGCGCGGGACAGCTTGGGAACGTGGTATTCGATGAGATCGGAAAAGCAGCGGAAGGCTTCTTTCGGCCCTTCTTGGTCTGCGATTTGATCAAGCCAGTATTGAAGCCGGTCGGCATTGCCATCTACAAATTGCGCGATGGCTTCACGAGCGCGGGCGGTGGTCTTGTTTGGGAGACCCTTCGGACGCCCAGGACCGCCTTTCTTGCCTGTTTTAAATTGGCCGCTGCTCACCATGTCCCATAAGGTAAACCCTACGGGTGGTGTTTAGCCCCTAACGCGATAACGTTATTTAGCGTTTCAGTTGGTCTGCCAGAAATTGTTCGATGGCTCTGGCGCGGCATTGCGGATCTTTGGATTGCCCGCCTTCCAAGTATCCCCGCTCGACCAATGACACAATGATGCCGTAAGACACTTCGACCATTGCGGCGCACAGCAACCCGCTTTGGCGCATGCGGTAGCGTCTCTGGCGTTCGGCGTTGGTTCGGTCTATATGCAATTCAGATAACCTTTTGCGAGGACTTCAATGCGGTTTCTCATCCTGGCTTTCGGCGTTTTCTTAGTGGGCTGCGCGGCTCAGTCGCAGCCGGTCGTTATGGTCAATTCTGCTGGCCGTCTCGTTCAATGTGGGCCGTATAGCCTTCATGGTATGGTGGCCACTTCGTCTGCGATCCGAGAGCAACAGTGCATCGAGGATTACAAACAGCAGGGCTATGTGAGGCAGTAGTCACGTCTTTTCCCCCTTCCCTGATGCGGTGATCATGGCGGCGTAACCTTCGCCGACGATGCCCGCACAATGATCCTCGCCGTCGTAATTCTCGAAAATCGCGTAAGCCCCCGCCTTGCACATTTCTCGCGTCGGCTCCCTCGGCACTATGACCAGTCCTGCTTCGTGTAGGGCTGATAGGACGGCTTGGGCTACCTTCGCGATGGCTTTGTCAGCAAGGATAGTGGCGTCAACGCGCTCCTTCATGGTCGGGTGTTCGTCTGTGAACATTTCCGCAATCCAATCAAAAAGGCTGCACGGATCGTCAACGTCTCGAATGTTCACCTTCGCGATTTCTTCGGCCAAAAGGCGCAACGTGTCTTCGTCCATCGTCTCAGTCCTTTGTGGTGGTGGGGTCGATCTCAAGCGGCCTGCAATAGGCTTCCCATCGAGCGATTGCGGCATCAATCTCGCGCATGACTTCACGCTCGTATCCGTGGCCGATCTTGCTCACCGTGCCGTCAGGGTGACGCAAGCGCCCTTCACGGCAGTAGTTCTGATCCCACAGTCCAAATACCACAGGGCCAGGGCCAGAAATGCTCAGAACGTGGTCGCCTTCATAGCGCGTGATGCTGATCCAGCTCATTCCGCCGCCTCCACTATCTGTACCTTGGGGGAGTCTACGAGGGGATTCAGCTTCGCCTTTGGGCCGAGGTTGAACACCCTGATCTGCGATTGTGTCCGGCCGTCCTGTTCCTCTATCAGCGAGGCAATTTCAGCCTCCAGGACGTCGTTTCTGACGTGGGCATCAAGAGCGCCAGCCATCAGTTGCTCGGATGCCTTCGAGGAAAGGAATTTCTCGATCTGCTGTTTCAGCCAGGGACCATGACGCATCAACCGGAGCAACAATTCACCGTTGTTTGCCAGCATTCTGGACTGCGCGTAGTCGTAGGCTTTTTTGTTCCGCTGCGAGACTTCGGGGTCCTTGCCTTCGACCCTCTGTCCGGTTTCCTCGGGCAGCGAGGTGTGACGAGATGCCGCCTTGCGGATGTCTCCAACCGATGGCCAGGAACCAAACGACCAGTCGCGTAGAACTTCACGCACAGCCTGCTCTAGCGGTTTCTCGGCAATGCCTTCCAGACCGTGGGCATAGTCGCCAAGCAAAACCTCGATCTTGGCTCCCGCGCGGGGTTTTAATCCCCGATCCGTGAAAGCCTCGATTACCTGACGGCGCACGATGTCCCGGTTAAGCTGCATTGATTTTCTCCCATGCGGCGTCAATTTCGGAAAGTAGGGCGTCCCCTGCCGTTGTCACCGCTTGGCGTTCCATGCGGGCGCGGCGAACCGCTGGCGTGAAATATCCCGGCTGTTTGACTAGGCTCGGATTTCCTTCGCGAATGCGTTCGCGTTCAAGGATCGCCGGAACCCCCGCAAGGTCTTCAACCGTGCAGCCCTCGGAGAACCACTGGCCAAACGTGACCTCGGTGAACGGGTGCTTGTCAGGGTCGCAATCCGTCGCCTTCCAGCACGCCGCGAAAAATGTTTCACGGCTCGACAAACGAACATGCGAACCCGGCAAATCCGCCAAGCTGCTAGCTCTTTCTGGTTTTGGTTTTGGTTCTGGCTTTGGTTTTGCTTCATCGAGCCTTGAAGCATTGCTTGAGCTTTGCTTAAGCCGTGCTTGCGTTGTGCTGCCCCCTTTGCTTCCAGCCGTGCGCCTCTTATCGAATGCCTGTTTTGCCTTTATCAACTCGGCTTCGACACGCTTCTGGCTCCACTCGCCATTGCGGACGGTAAAGAATGGTTCAATCACAGGCTTTGCAGACCGCCATTCCCGCGCCGTCATCTTGGCAATGCGGGCGAGCATCACGTCGGAATCCGGCAGAGGCTTCGCGGTCGTCCACTGGTGGGCAATGAGCATTAGGTAAGCGCCATGCTCTGCTGGCGACAAATGTCCTGTATCGCGGAGATAGTCGCCCCAAAACATCGGCATGGACGAATTGAACGCCACCTTACTCCCCCTCCCTATTGTGAGTTGATGCCTGTATGTCCTTAAGTGCAGCGTCGAATGCGTCGGAGAGCTGCTCGATCAGTTTAGTAACCGCCTGATCCTCGTTTAATCGGCGGTGAGCGATCATGCCTCCGCAGATACGACCGTCGGGGGTGTAATCCACGAGGAAGTACATTTTTCCGAAGTCGGTCTGGACGGTGTGGTTGTGCGAAAGAGTTCTCAAGCAGCCCTCTTAGCCTTGGAGGCGAGTTCCGCCTTGAGTTGCGCTGTGCGGTAGAATTTGACCCGCTGGTACTTTGTTTTCCGTTCCCCGTGGGTCTTGATGGCTTGCAGGACACGTTGTTCTGCTGCCTCTACACGGGAGGAATACCAATCGTGTTGATGGAAGAGATTAAGCTGCATTGGATAACCTCGTTTGAAGCCAGCCCGTTACGACCTTCTGCACGTCTTCAATTGACCTACAAATCGCGTGAGGAATACCGAAGTCGTCAAACCTTTGACCCCATGCTTTTTGATCCGCGCTCACCTTGCCTTTCTCGGTCTTGAGTTCGAGAAAGCCGACAAACGACGGACCAACGATGCAAAGGTCGTAGACGCCAGCACGGACACCCTGCGTCTGCAATTTCTTCCCAGTGCGCGGGCGGCGCTTCTCACCATTGGCAATGGCAAAGAACGTCAACCGGCCAAGCATTTCTTGAACGCGAAGCCAGCGGATAACTTCGGCCTGTAACTGGCTTTCCGTCTCTGGTTCTTTGGCGAATGCGTTCATTCCCCTACCCCCGAGAAAAGGCCCCCGCCCGCGTTAAGCGAGCGAGGGTTAGTGGTAACAGGGAGGTAGAACT